CCTGGTGTACGTCACGGGGACGCACACGTGACGAACGTGCCGGCGCCGTGGGAGTTCATCCTGCTGGCCCTCGCAGCGATGCGTTTCACCAGGCTGATCGGGTGGGACTCCATCACCGACCCGATCCGTTCACGCCTCACAGGGCACCACCACGGTAGCCATCGCAACGAGGGGCGCCGGGTCGGGTCGCGATACGACCGGCCCGAGTGGATGCTGTTCCTGACGTGTCCCTGGTGCCTCGGGTTCTGGATCAGCGTCGTGGTGTGGCTCGCATGGCTGGGGTGGCCGAATGCTACGCTCATCGCCTGTACGCCCTTCGCGGTCAGCGCCACGGTGGGGCTGGTCGTGAAGAACCTCGACGCGTAGGAGGCCTCCCGGTGGGATGCGGATGCGGTGGATCGACGTGGACGCCAACGCCCCCTCCGGGGGTGCAGCAGGACGCGCAGGACACGTCCGGCCCGCGCGGGCTGGACAACCCGGCGACGTTCTGGACCGGCCCCGCTGAGGCGCCGGCACCCGAGCCTGAGCCTGCCGCGTCCGAGGCGTAGCACGTGGCGCGCAACCGCGTGCTCGGCGCTGTGCTGGCGTCGGCCGCGAAGATCCGGCTCGCAGCTGCAGGTGAGAACACCGGCGGGAAGCGCAAGCGTCCGCAGTGGCAGAAGGACGCGATGGGGTACTACGACTCGCTCGGCGAGATTTGGTACGCGTCGCAGTTCTACAGCCGCACCCTCGCGAAGCTCCGCCTGCAGGCGATGCGGTACAACGAGGAGGGCATCGCGGAGGTCACCGACCATCCGCTGGCGGTGTCGCTGTTGGAGCGGATGCAAGACCCGGGCGGTGGCCGGGAGGAGCTACAGGGCGGCTATGGCCGGCTCCGGTTCCTGTGCGGCGAGGGGTACCTGTTCTGCAGCCTGGTGGACGGCGTCGAGGTGTGGGAGATGCTGTCGCCGTTCGAGTTGGAGTTCGACGGGCAGGCGTACCTGCGCAAGCGGCAGCCGGATCAGCGTCAGCCGGAGAAGTACCTGGACGCCGGCGCGGACGACTTCGAGCCGACCGATGAGCAGACCGCCGTCGCGTGGCGGCTGTGGAAGAAGCACCCGGCGTACAGCGGCCTCGCCGACGGCCCGATGAAGGCTGTCCTGGATGAGTGCGAGGAGCTACTGGTGCTGTCGCTGGCGGTGCGCTCGAACGCGCGCAGCCGCGCGGCGGGGCCGGGCATCATCCTGCTGCCGGACGAGTTGTCGCCGCTGCCAGTGGCCGGGCCTGCTGCCGACGAGAACGCGCAGAACGACCCGTTCATGCGCGACCTGACGGAGTCGATGACTGCACCGATCGGCGACGAGGGCAGCGCGTCCGCGGTGGTGCCGATGATCGTGCGCGGGCAGGCCGACCTGCTGGACAAGGTGCGGCACCTGTCCCTCGCGAAGCCGGACCTTCGCAGCGTGCAGCAGTCCGAGCGGCGCGAGTGCATCGAGCGGATCGCGCTCGGCCTCGACCTGCCGCCCGAGGTGCTGCTCGGCGTCACCGACGCGAACCACTGGACGGCGTGGCAGATCGATGAAGACTCGTGGAAGGCGCACGTCGAGCCCGTCGCTGACGACATGGTGTCGGACTTCTCCAGCGCGTACTACCGCCCGAGCCTGCAGAAGGCCGGCGTCGCCGACTGGGACCAGTTCCTGATCGGGTACGACCCGTCCGACGTGGTGCGCCGCCCCGACAAGTCGGGCGACGCGATCCGCCTGTACGACCGGCTGGAGCTCAAGGGCGAGACGCTGCGGAACGAGGCGGGGTTCTCGGAGGACGACAAGCCCGACCAGGCCGAGATCGACGCGCGCCTCGCCCGCGCCGCTGCGACCGGTCCGGGTGCGCAGCAGACGCCACCACGCCAGGACGCGCCGGTGCCGCGCGACACGAAGATCGGGCAGGGCACCCCGGAGGAGAACGCCACCCGCGTCCGCGCCACCGCGTCGCTGATGGTGGACCGGTGCCGGCAGCTGGCCGGCAGCCGCATCCGGACGAAGCTGCAGAAGCACCCGACGTACGCGGACGTGATCCGGTACGTGCCGAACGAGCAGGTGGCGTGCACGCTGCAGATCGCGCTGAGTGGGAGCCTGCCGACGGTCGCCGGCACCCCCGATCAACTGGTGGCTGGCGGCGCCGAGTGCTTCGCCGGGCGGCTCGGGAAGTGGGGCGTGCCGCCGCAGGTGGTGGAGCAGATCGTGCGGGCCTGCGAGGAGTACGCCCGCGACACGCTGCTCGACCCGGAGCCGGGTGAGGTTCCGCTCGAGCTAGCGAAGCTGCTGGCGGTCGCGGAGATGGGCGTGACATGAGCCGGCTCGCGGCGTTCACCGCCAGCGTGGCGGATGCGACGGCCGCGTGCACGGACTACCTGCCGACCTTCGAGCGGTTCTGGCAGGGCCAGATCCGGCGGATGAGTCGCGACGCGATCCGGAACTTCCAGCGGGTGCAGCCGCTCGGGTTGGCGGCGGCGGCCGAGCCGCCGTTCTTCCTGCCGGACAAGGACGAGGTGCTGCACCTGCCGACGGAGCGCGCGATCATCGCAGCGGCCGTCGCGCGGCACTGGGACGCGATCAACGCGCTGCTGGTCGAGATGGGTGCCGAGTCCGGCATCAGCTTCGCGGTGCGCAACCGGCTCGTGCGGGAGGTGCTGACCGACCGCGGGCAGCACATCACCAGCATCATCGAGACCACGCGGCGCGAGGTGATGGTGCAGCTGCAGGAGGCGTACGACTTCGGCGAGTCGATCCCGAAGGCGAGCCGGCGCGTGGCGCGCGCGATGGGGGGCGTGTCGAAGTACCGCTCCACGATGATCGCGAGCACCGAGATGATCGGCGCGGTGAACGGCGCGAGCGTGCGGCTGGCGTCGGTGCTGAACGGCACCAGCCTGAACGACGACGGGTCGATGCGCAGGGACACGCAGGGCCACGACCCGCTGCGCATCTTCAAGACGTGGTACGCCACGATGGATCACCGGACGCGGCCGACGCACGCACAGGCGAACGGGCAGACGGTGCCGCTGAACGGGTTCTTCACCGTCGGTGGTTCGTCGATGCAGTACCCCGGCGATCCGAGCGGCCCGGGGGATGAGGTCATCCACTGCCGCTGCACCGTTACGTACACTGAGCAGGCCGGCGGCCTCATCGCAGGAGGGACGAACCCCATGGGCAAGCTGAAGTTCCAGGTGCGCGACATGCAGCCGCTCGCAGCGGTGGACGACGACCCGGAAGGGCCGGGCCGGTGGCAGGCGGTGCTCGTGCTGGAGGGCGTGGACACGGCCGACATGCGCCGGATGGCGCCGAACAGTCTCGACTGGCGCGACCTGCCGTTGACGCTGATGGCGCAGACCGTCACCGCGCCCGGCCATGACGGTGCGGAGGTCGCCGGCCGGATCGACGAGATCGAGCGGATGACGAGCGGCGAGATCGTCGGGCGCGGCGTGTACGACGCGGGCGAGTACGGCCAGAAGATCCGGGCGATGGTCGGCGACGGGACGCTGCGAGGGATCAGCGTGGACCTGGCGGTGGAGGAGGTCGAGTTCGAGGAGCCGGCCGACTATGACGGCCCGCCGATGGACGAGTTGGAGCTGATGTTCTTCGGCGTGATGGTGGTGGTGAAGGGCACGATCCTGGGCGCGACCATCTGCCCGTTCCAGGCGTTCGACGACGCGACCATCCAGAACGTGGAGCCGGTCGCGGCGGCGGCGGGGAAGCCGCTCACGCTGCGCATCACCCGGCCGCTGCAGACCGGGGTCGCGGCCAGCGCGGGCGCAACGGCGCCATTGCCGGCGCCTGCGCGCGTTCCGGCGCCCGGGGCGGGCCTACCCCCTCTGGAGGGTGTAACGGCCGCAGGCGCCGGCCTGGTGCCGACCGCGCCGCCCGCTGCGTGGTTCGAGATGCCCGAGCCGGACGAGCCGACACCGCTGACCGTGACGGACGATGGGCAGGTGTACGGCCACGCGGCGCTGTTCGGCACGTGCCACATCGGCCTGCCGGGCTGCACGACGCCGCCGAAGTCGCAGTCCGGGTACGCGTACTTCAACCTCGGCGAGGTGGTGACGGCCGAGGGCACGCGCGTGGCGTGCGGGAAGATCACGGTCGGCACCGGCCACGCGGACCTGCGCGCGAGCCGCCAGCAGACGCTGGAGCACTACGACCACACCGGCACCGCCGTCGCGGACGTGGTAGCTCGCGACGGGCGGCACGGGCCGTGGGTGTGCGGCGCGCTGCGCGCGGACGTGGACGCGAGCCGGGTGCGCGAGTTGACCGCGGCGCCGGTGTCGGGCGACTGGCGCCCGATCAACGGGCACCTGGAGATGGTCGGGCTGCTGGCGGTGAACGTGCCGGGGTTCCCGGTGCCGCGCCAGCGCGCGCTCGCAGCGAGTGTCGGGGAGGGCGAGTACGAGACGCTGGCGCTCGTCGCGGCCGGCATCGTCACCCCGGAGCGCGTCGCGGCGCACCACCGGGCGATGGCCGACCTGCGTGCCCGCGCGCTCGGGCCGGGCGCGCTGGCGCAGCTGGCCGCCCGCGCACATGGGTGAGGTGTGGCCGCGCCGGCGCGTGAAGCTGGCCGGCGCGATCATGCACCACCCGTCACGACCGCACCTGCCGCCGCGACTCTTGCAGGCGATGGGCGCCGACCCGCGCGTGCGGTACATCCGGGTGGTGACCGACCCCGACCCGGACACGCACAAGGCGCGCCGCTCGCACGACGGCACCATCCAGACCGCGATGAACGTGTCGCCGTGGCGCACGTACCGCGCGTGCCTGGAGCGGCTGCCGGTGTGGTGCACCCACTACCTGATCCTGCAGGACGACGTGCTGCCGGGCCGGCGGTTCCTGTGGGCCGTGGTGGAAGCGATCCGGCACCGGCCGACCAGCATCATCAGCTTCTTCGTGAACGACCTCGCACACGCGTCCGCCACCACGCTGGTCGCGAACGCGTCCACGTGCACCGCGTGGTCGCCGCTGCACCCCGGCGAGCCGTTCGTGCCGACGCTGGCGCTCGCGTACCCGCGCGACCTCGCAGCGGACCTGGCGACTGCGCCCGAGGGGGACGTGGGCCGGCCGATCGCGGATGACCAGGTGGTCGGCGACTGGCGCCGGCGGCGCGGGTTGGAGGTGTGGCTGACGGTGCCGAACCTGGTGCAGCACGACGAGGAAGCTCCGAGCGTGATCCTCGGGCATCGGGAGGGCCGGCCGCGGTACGCGTCGTGCTTCATCGGCGAGCACTCGCCGGCGGTGATCGACTGGACGCGGGGCCTGTAGACTCGCGGTGCGGGCCGAGAGGCCGTAGGCAGCCGTTCTGGCCGGGTGATCTCCGAGCTGTGCACGTCGGCCCTCCGGTCGGCCCGTGGTGTACCGTGGTGTCGGGTCGGCGCCACCGGGTTCCCATAATCGCTCTCGGCGCCGGCCCTACACCTACCGCCCTTCCGGGGGCAGAGAGGAGCCATCCGTGGCTGAGGCAACGCACGTCACCGACCCGCCGTTCCTGGACATCAGCGAGGTCGCGACCGCGTGGCGGTTCAACGCTCGTGAGGCGACCGCGTACGCGATGGGGTGGCGGCAGGCCGTCACGTACGGCGCGCCGGGCACGACCGTCGAGCCGCCGGTGCCGGAGGTGCGCATCCGGTGCAACCGCGACCAGGCCGGCGCGCTGCTGGCGGGACTGGTCGAGGCTGGTGCGCAGGTGACCGGGTACGGCTCGTACCGCGATTACCGGACGTACGTGGTGGGCCTGCAGCCCTAGCGGCACGGGGGGGTGCGGGCGCTATGCTCGACCCGGAACCCGGACGAAGGGAGAGCGACCATGGCAGACCTCGCAGCGGTGGCCGAGCCGCCCGCAGACGCGCCCGAGGTGCCGGCCGACCCACCGGCCGGGAAGCAACTCAAGATCGACGGGATGCCCGTCACCGACGAGTACGTGATCGTCACCGGTCGCATCCGTGTCGCTCGCAGCGCGGTGCAGCGGTGGAAGCTGGGCAAGCCGATGGAACTGACCGTGACCGGCATCATCGACTCGCGCCGGCAGAAGGCGAAGCGCAACGGTGGGGAGGCGACGGGGGAGCTTGAGCAGCAGCACGTGCTGCAGGTGCTCGACCTCGTCCTCGACGAGGAGTAGTCTCACGCTCGTCCCCTTCCATGGGCTGGACCGCGACGACGGGGCGTCCCTCGGG